TTTCAAATCTTGATTTCATAATCTTTTTTTTTTAATTTGCTCTTTCAAGATAGTCATCATGGTTTCCATTTTCTACATCTTGCATGTGTTCACATTCAGATTCCCAAATTGCTTCTTCTTCTTCTTCCAAATTCATGAATTCACCAAGTGAAACATATCCGATGACATTACTACTTGTGCACAAGCTTGTGACAATTTTTGAATGGTATGTCCTTGTGATTCTATCACCTAATTGTTCCACACGCTTCATTTCTGACATGCAATCAGCTTTACTGTCATACATGATAGATGAAAACACATCACTGTCTGAATCTGAATATTCAAATCCATAAAAAATTGTATCTGTTGAATTGCTCATAATTTTAGTTTTTTTGTGAATGAAGTCTGATTCCTTTTCTGGAATACTCAATTGCTGTTTCTGTGATTTCAAATATTTCATGGTTCAGTTTTTTAATTTCCAGACCTTGTTTTTCTATTTCATTAAGAAGTTCAGCAACTAATTTATGAACTATTTTTTCTGAATATTTCTTTGTGATTTCAGTCATAATTTTGTTTTTAGCTTTTACGATTATTAATATTGTAAATCTTCACCAATTCCGTATACATGTGAATTTGGATATTGAGTGAATTCAACATCATTCATCACATCTTGAAAGTCAACACCACAATATTCAACAACCATGCTTTTGGCTTTTGTATCACTGATTTTTTTTGAAGGTTTCCCATTTGTGGTGTAGAATGTTTCACCAATTTGAACATCTGAAAAAGTAGTCATAATTTTGTTTTTTAGTAGTTAAAAAATGAAAGGGAATTTCACCCTTCTTGATTCTATCTGAAATCTTTTCTGAAATAGACAGTTGTTGGTTTACCATCTTCACCAACTTCTTTTCCAACTAAGTAATACACACCTTCAATGGTATTGCCTGACTTGTATTTTTGTTGATAGATGAACACACCAGACAATGGAATATCCAATTCAATTGAACATTCAAGTGATGCTGTCCCCATTATGAACCAATGGTCAGACAGCTGTTGTTTTGTGAATTTTGTTTTTAAATTTTTCATGGTGTATTTTTTAAAGTGTTTTCAATAATGATTCAACTTCTTCAGCAAGTTTTCCAGCCTTCAATAAAGTCTTGTATTTCTTCACCAAATTAATCATATCAATCTTGGTGGTTTTTATTTCTGTTATTGTTTGAAATTCTTCCATCAATTCATCAGCTTCTTCAATAAAAATGAATTCATTTGATGGAATTGTCATGTCACAAATTGCACTGTGTAAGTGAAAACTTAGCATTTCAGTTGTTTGTTTTGATGTTAAATAATTCATAATCAAGAGTTTAGCTGTTAAATCGAAGAAGTTGTTCTTTTCGATGTTCAAATGTACACCTTTTCATTGATTGACCAAATTATTATACACTTATATATAAAGACATATTCATGAAATTACTTCCATCATTGTCTGGTGTTATATGTAATTAAGTGAAGTTGATTTCTGGTGTTCAGTAAATTGTACTATTTACATTTACATGATTGACCTTCAAAGAATGAAAGGCATAATGGAAGAACTGCAACCAATGTGAAACACACAACTATCCAGTTCAAAGGATTTGTTTGAAGGTATGTTGAAATCACACCAACCAGAACACCACTGATTGTTCTTTTTGCACTCCACTTCTTGTTCTTATCCTTGAATAAATCTGGAAGGATTGAAAGAGCTTCTTTTATAATGTTTGGTTTTATCATCTTGTTTGTTTGTTTAATATGTCCAAAGAACTTCTTGTGGCAAAGTCATGTCGATGTCTGCGTGAATGAAGGATTTACTGATTCCAATTCTGGTGAATCCAGCAATTATCAATGCATCAAGTATCACCAATCTTTTTGATGAATTATCACAAGCAATATCAACAGCACATCCACGCAAATGTGAAGAATTCATTTTGCCACCAATCTTTGCATTGTGTTCTTCTGTTCTGAATGAAGAAGTGATATTGAATGGTGTTTCTGATATGCTTCTTGCTTCTTCCAGCATGACCAAAAGATTTGAATCCATTTCATGAAAATAATTGACACCATCACATTCAAATTCTGATTCTTTGAAATACTTCATTTTAATCGTTTTTAGTGACTATCTTTTTAATATTGTATATCAAGACTGAACAAAGCACAAGTATTGTTAGAACGCTTTCAATGTCCATCAGTGGAACTGATACTGCACAAATATTGATTGTGTTAAATGATGCTAATTCATTTAGGTTTGTTTTCATCTTTTTTCTTCAAGTATAGTTCCAACAATTTCTTGTTGATTGCTTTCTTTTCTTGATTGCCTTTGCAACCTTTTTTCCTTCCAGACAATTTGATTGGTCTGAATTAAATTCTGTTTATTCTTCTTTGTGAACTTGAAATGGTCAAACCAGCTTCTGCATATGTTTGCACTTCTGGTGATATATCTGAACCAGTGTTTGATGAATATTCAGGAAACAGAGAATTGTTGTTTCTCAAATACTGAATCAATCTTTCTGTATAGAATTGTGCATTGTCCCTTTCTATGTCAACCAATCGCATCACTTCAGATTGTGAAAGTGCTGTGATATTGTCAACATTCTTTGAACCAATAGTTCCATTCAGAATTTTTCCTTGAAGATATGGATAGAAATTCACCAATGTCCATTTCAATGTTGCCATTTGAACATAGTCTTGAAGTAGTGTTTCATAATCACCAGAAATTGTTCCAGCAGTAATTTTTGTTTTCAAAGCATTGAATAAATCTGTTCCAAGAATTGGTTGAATCTGACTGTCTTGTGCTTGTATAATTGAAGGCAACAAATCCTTTTCATCTATTGAACCATCAAGATGTGAATATGCTTTCATGTAAGTTGCATCAATATATATTACTTGTGTAGGTAGTGCCATAATTTAAGACTTCATAAAAGGTGGGTTAATTTTTCCATGATTTGGTGTGTCATAAGGTGCAATTGCTTCATCACCTTTTTGTTTGATGAATGGATTGTTTCCAACACGCTTTTCATTTGTCATTCCTTTGTTTGGTAGGAAACGACCACTGACTTGTTTTCTAAAATATATTCTTCTTAAAAAACCATGTCTGCAATAACAACCACCTTTCCAATCGAAAAGAGAATATGAACTGAATCCTTTTTCAGCAAATTCACCATTGATTCCATTGTCTGACATTTCATTGATGTCTTCCATTCGCCATTCAAGACCAGCATTTGACCACTCCATCATCTTCTTGCAAAATTCCCTTGAACCGTTTCCAGCTTTGTTTGGTGTGTTTGAAGTCTTCTGATATGCATATCTGACTTTGTAAAGACCAACATCATTTGTTGACTTATCATCTGGATTTGCCATTGATTTGGTAGGCATTGCATTTGCAAATTTTTGAAGTTCTTCTTTTGCATCAACAACATCTTCTGAAATCAATTCCCATTCTTCTGAATCATTTATTTCTGAAGTTTCTTCAAGTTTGGAAAGTAGGAAAGAACCATGTTCATCACTCAAAAATGGTCTTTCATCTTTTTTTTTTGCTGTCATTGTTTCAAGAAGTGATTGTCCAGCACCCTTGAAGAAACCTTGTGCAACTTCCAATGGTAATTGTAAGAACTGAACCAAGAAAACAACTGCTTGTTCTTCTGTCAAGACACCTTCTTGAACCTTTGCAACTATGTCAATTGCTGAACTAATTTGTGCACCATTATAAGATGCATCAACTTTTTCTGTTTCAGCTTCTTCAACTACTCCACCAACTTCATTTGAAATTGTTGCATCAGCATTTGGAATCACATCAACAGCAACTTCATCATTGATGACTTCATCTTCAGTGTTTGTGAATTCAGTCTTGAACAAGTCAAATGGTTCAAAGAATAATTGAAGATTCACACCAGATTCAGACATCAACATTTTCAATGAATCAATGATGACATCCCTAAAAGGGTCAACAACAGTCTGTTCAAATATTGCCGATGCAATTTGTAATTCTTCAGCATTGTTTCCAAGACCACCACCATCAGCATTGACACCAAACAATCTTGGTGAAACAACACGATTTCCAACCATTATCTTTGAAGTAATTTCAGTTGATAAGAATTGGAATTGTTTGTCAGCATCAGACAATGGAACAGCTTGAATTTCTGGTGTTGTATCTTTTCCATCTGAAAAAGTACAAAGAAACTTTCCAGCATTTCTTGAACCTGAAAGTTCTTCTTCAATGGTTCTTTTTATTTCTTCACGCTTTTGTCGTGGTGGAATACCATTTGCAAAGTTTATAATGAAAGAAGGTGCAAGACCATTTTCAATTTGTGAAAGATGAAATTGTGCAACATTCACATCAAGTTCAACATAATTCCAGCAACCAATCCAATCTGGTTTTGGATAAAAATATGAACCAACAGAATTCATCTTCACACATAACACTTGACTTGGATATGTTGCTTTTTCTGATGGGTTGAATGCTCTATGTGAAGTGGGTTTTGCCCTTGTTCCAGCTTTCCAATCATGACTGTGATAGTACCAATCAATATCACCTTCTTCATTCGCTTGACCAGAACGCATTGTTTCAAATGGCAATACTTCCATTTCAACAATTTCTGTTCTATCAACAGAATAGCTGATTGATATATAAAAACCACCATGCAGTTTCAAATCCATACACATCAACTGGATGTCATTCTTTCCAATTTTGTGGTTGATTAATTTATTGAATTTCACCCAATCTTCAGGATGGGTTTCTTTGTTTTTTGCATCAATACCACCACCATATATCCACGCTGAAATTGAATTCACCAATGCATTTTGTGTTGCAGAATTTTGATACAAATCAATTGTGTGTTGTGGAAACAAATTGTCTGTTCCATACCAAATGAAATCAGAACCACGCTTTTCAACTTCATTTGATGAAGTCAATTCATATGTTTTGCCCATTGAACCAAACATATATTCAGAAGATGGTTGTGTCTTTTTAGCCATTGTATGATTTTGTTGGTGGAATTATTGTTTCTTCTACTCCATTCTGTGAATTCTGGAAGTAATCATTTTTGAAATTGGCATTGTGTACTTGTGCCATTCCATTTGTGACCATTCCATTAATCAATGAATCATCAGAATGTGTTGCATTTGGTTGACCAAGATAAACTTCATAATCAAACAAACCAGTTGTTTTGATGTTGATATGATAATCACCAACAAAGTCATCAAGATATATTTTGAATTGCATTGCTCTCGGATAGTTCATTGCATTGAATTCACTATATAATTTTGACCAATATACTTCTTGTGTAAGTTGGTCAATTAGTTTGATGTAATATGTGAAACCAGTATAATCAGAATTGAAGTTTGGTGTGTATTGCCTTGTATCTGCAACTTGTACACCGAAATTTGAAATGGTGTTTGCATATACCCTTGAAAAAACATCCAAAGAAAACACATTCTGATAACTATTTGAACTTCTAAGATGTAGCATCTTTCTTTTTCTTGATTGGTTTGTCTTCTTCAAGGAATTGTGGATATTCCAGAATCAATCTTTTCATTGTTGCATCTGTAACAACTGCACCAAGATAAATTTTCACACGACCTTTGTGGATTGTACTTCCAATAAACTTCTTTTTAATTCTCATAATGTAAAGATATAAAAAAATGGTGATGGAATTAACCACCACCATCTTGTTTTTGTACTAATGAAAAGCAATTAATTACAATTGAGGGTCATTGTAGGTTACTGTTGAAAGCTTCAAGTCAGTTGAAAATGCTGTGAAAGGATTTGCAGTGCTTAAATTGAAAGCTGGGAATGGTTCTGAACCTATCATTTGCATGATATATCCAACATAATCTGTGAAAGCTACATCACCACCATGTGCATATGTTCCACCAGTCACACTGATTCCATTGTCTACACCAGCAAGATAGTACACTCCATTGTTGTCAAGTATAATCACTTGAAAAACACCTTCAGTCACATTCTGCATTCTTGCCCATGATTCTTGTGAATCGTGTGACATATGCACATCAAGTGCTTGTTCATAATTTATTGCACCACCACCACCAGTTGTGATTGTTTGATTGAAAGAACTTGTTTGTCTGTCCAAATCAAATTGATAGAAGTCTAAAAATGTTGCACCACTATCTTGAACCAATGCTGTAACAATACCATCAGTTCCACCAACAGTGACACCAGTGATTTTGTTTGCATCATACCAATTTGCAAGAAATATGGTTTTGATTCCACCAACCTGCCCTTGACAAAAGTGTCCACGACCTGAAGAAATTAAACAATTTGCCATTGTTATTTTTATTTTAAGTTAAAGAATGGAAGGCTGTAATTCAATACCACCTTCTTATTCTAAATTGTTTTTGTTAGTCTTTGAACCAAACACATTCACCAGCAACACCAATCTGTGTTCCAACTGCAAACCTCATTGATAATCTCCAATTGTTTGAACCATCTAATGGTGTCATGTCAAGAACTTGTGCTGATGAATCTGAATCAGCTGTTCCAATTCCAACAAACAAGTTGTTTTTTGATGCAACACATCCTTCACCAACAACAATTCCTGGTGCTGACACTAACTTGTAGCCCAAAAATCTTGTGTTTGGTGCAAGTGCAACAGCACTGTCATATCCATTTCCAGTTTGACCAATTGCCATGTTATAAACTGCAATTGATTGTGGATTCACATAGAATGAAACATCTTCAAAATTACCAACCAATCCAAGTGGCATCTTCAACAACATTTGTTCAAGTGCTAACAGTACACCAGCTGTTGTTTTCAAGTCAGCTGTACCAGTGAATGCAGTTGCACCAGCTGTGTTTCCAGATGCTTTCTTAAAGCCATCAAATGCAGTAAATCCAGAAGCAGTTGCATTACCCATCCAGATGTTGTTTTCAATATCTGCTTGTACTTGCTTAGCTACATAAAGCATCAATGCATCAGCAAAATCATCTGGTACACCTTGTTCATTGCTATATGCATCACCTTGCCACCACGCTTGACCAGTCAATCCAGCAGTGTCTGAATCATTGAAAGAGTTTTTACAAAGTTGAAGATTCACCATTTGTGAAGTAACTGTCAAAACTGATTGTGCAAGTGTAGTTGTTGCTGTTGTTTTGAAGTCACATGATGCTGGTTCAATCAATACACCATTTGCAATCACTGGAATGATTGCTTTGTATCTGACACCATCCAAAAGGCGAACATTTCCACCATGCAATGTTGGTGCTGAAAGTACAGATGCATGAATATATGGAAGTGCTAATTCACCAGCATATGTCCAACCAACTGAAACAGCTGGTGATGTTGCAAAATTGTGTTGTTTATTTGACATTTTTAGTTGTTTTTAGTTTTGTTAAAAATAGAATACACGATTGATTCAAGGCTTGTTGACTTCAATTCAACTGAAGAATTCTTCTTTGAATTTGGTGTTGACTTGAATGTTTTTGATGCTGACAATTTCTTCACCTTTTCAAGTTCAGTGTTGTTACCTTCTACAATTTCAGAAAGTTTCAATTCAATTGCTTCAGTAATCATTTTACCAAGTTCATATCCATCAGACTTTGTCATGTAGTTTGATAAATCAACTTCTTTTTCCTTTGATGCCATATCTTCTTCAACTGGTTCTTCAGTTGCTTCAGGTGATTTCAAAGCTGTGATTTCACCATCTACAACTTCAATGACTGCACCATCTTGCAATTCATATGTTCCAGAAGGCAAAGCCATTTTTTCTTCATCTTCACCAACAACAAACACCATTGAACCTTCTTCAAATCTGTCTGCATCTGTTTTGATGGTTGTCCCATCTACCAAGAAGGCTTCAGCCATCATTTTTGTTTCTTCTGAAAGTTCTTCTTTGACACCAAACAAGTCTTTCATTTTGTTGTAAATGTTTTCCATTTTAGTTTTTTGAATTGTTTATTCCTAAGTTAATAGATGTTAATTGCTTTTTTTCCTTTCACCCTTCAAGATTGATTCCACCTTTGGAAGAACTTCACTTGCAAGAATTCTGTTTTTAATTGTCAAATATGTTTCACTTGAAGTCTGTTCATCAATTGGATATGTCTTCAAATATTTTGATTCTGCTTTTTTGATAATGTCAATT